TTCACGTAGTCCTGGAACCCGGCGCTGCTCTGGTCCAGCCCGAAGCGGTCGAGGATCTGCTGGGTGGCCTTGACCTTGATCTCGGCCAGCCGCGGGTCGCCCGGCTTCCAGGTCTCGGCTCCAGGCGTCTCCCGGTAGGCCTGCAGGATGTAGGTCTTGGTCTCCTCGGCCGCCATCCGGGCCTTCTGGTTGTCCCTCCCCGCCTGACGGAACGGGTTCACCCGGTCCATCATCTGGGCCGCTTCCGGGTCCACCCCCTCCAGCCGGCGGGTCTCGGCGGAATAGGCCGCGCCGCCCTGGAGCCGCTGCTGGTTGCTCAGGATCTGCGCCTTGATGGCGTCGTTCCGCCCCTTCTCGTACTCGCCGCTGGCGTACATCTCGCCGCCTGCCATGGCGGTCTTGGTCAGCGCATCGTTGAAGGGCGCCAGGGCGTCAGCCAGCTGGGCCCACTGGTTGAACCCCTGCACGTTCCCGCCGCTGCCCTGCTGAATCCGGCTGATCTGCGCCGGCCCAGAGCTGAACACCCGCAGCTGGGGCAGGCCTGGCGCCCGCTGGAACGCTGCGGGCCGGATGAAGGCGTCAACCGGCTGGGCGGCCGGGACGATCTGGCCGTCTCTGAGCTCTCTCATCTCGGCTTCCCGCTGCTGGCCATGCCGCGGAACTGGCTGACCGCGCCCATGGTGAACTGGGCCCCCTCGAGGAGGCTGGTGCCGATCCGGAGAGCCCCGGCCGCACGGCTCGGGCCTGCCCCGGTCATCGTCGGCGGCGGCGGTTCCATCAGCGCCGGCAGCGGCACGAACGGCGCCATCGGCTCCAGATACGGCTGTGCCTCGTAGAACTGCTGGCTGTTGTAGGCGCTGAGGTACTGCGCCACGGCGCCGGCCTGCTCCCGCCGGTACTGCCGGTTTCTGAGTCCCTCGTTAATCGCGGTGATGGTGCGGTAGTCGCCCTCCTGCCGCACGAAGTCGTTCATCAGTCGGTCGATGCTGGCCCCCGCCTGGGCGTTGGCACGGATCGAGGCGCGGTTTCTCAGGGCCGCCACGGTGTATTGCTGCAGGGCCACGGCGTCGGCCATTGCCTGCTCGCCCAGCCGCTGCTGGATCGCCTCGCTGCTGAGGATGAACTGGCCGCCGGCGGATGTTCTCGTCTGCCGCACCACCTCGGCCTGGTTGATCGCCTGCACCAGATCGACGTTGCGCTGCGACCGTGCATAGGCCAGATCCTGGTTGTATTGGACCGTCTGCTGCCAGTAGGCCTGCTGCTGATTGGCGTCATTCAGCGCCTGGTCGATCGTCGCCTTCCAGCCGGCATAGACGGAATTGGCCTGCTGTTCGCCCCGGTCGTTGAGGTACTGCTGCTGCTCGGCGTTGTTGCCAGCGATGGCGCCGAAGATGTTGAGGCCAGTCCTTGCGGCACCGATCCCCAGGCCAAGGGTGACGGGATCCATTACTTCCTCAGGCAGAAGTACCGGAACAGCTGGAGGCTGGGGCCGTGGGGTTCAGGCTGATGCACGGTGAAGCCCAACGATTCCAGCCAGCGGATCGAGTCTATGTTCTTCGCGTGGACCCAGTTGTGCAAGAGCACCTGGCCCCGCTCCTCCAGCCTTCTCTGCACCATCGCATCAATCCATCGCCGGGCACCCCGGGCCAGCTGCCGGCGATGCGACTCGGTGGCGGTCAGCCCATCGGTGCCCAGCATCCAGATGTAGTGGCCGCTCACCCCGGCCAGCCCCACCACCCGCTCGTCATCCCCGGCGATGGCGATGCAGTCCTTGCTGAACCGGAAGGCGCTCATGCAGGCGATGAAGGGCTCCCGTCCCTCTGAGGCCCACAGCTCGTCCCGGTCGATCTTGCGGAGGTTACTGGCCACATAGGTGGCATAGGCCCGGCAGGGTTCGATGATCCTCACTGCAGCGACCTCGCCTTCCCGGTGATCAGCCCCACCCACTCGCAGGTGGTGAAGCGGCAGGGGCGGGCCGTGTCGTTGCGGATCTCCACCTTGGCCCTGGCCCCCTCGCACATGATCGGGATGGGGAACACCCCCTCGTTCTCGGGCCCCGCAGCGGTGAAGCGGTAGACCGATTCCGCCCGCCCCTGCGGGGTGACGCGCACCTCGAAATAGCCGGTGCCGTGATACCGGAGCTTGGCGCTGCGGATCTGCGTCCGCCGCTCATTCAGCGCCACCTTTCCGCCGCCGATCTCCTTCATGGCGCGGAAGCGGCTGAACCTGTAGAGGAAGGGGTAGACCTCCCCGAAGAACACCTGGGCCCCGCTCCAGTCCCCGTTGCCCGTGATCAGGCTGCCGCTGTTGGCGGTCGCAATCCGCACCCCTCCTTCCCAGGCGCCTCCGTAGGCCGACCATGCCTGCACCGGGGCCGCCACGGAGTAAGGCAGCGTCCAGGTGGTGCGCTCGGTGGCTGGGTTGTAGACGCCGGGGGCCACCCGCAGAGGCGCAGGGGTGGCGGTGGTGGTGCTCACCCGCCGATCCAGCAGCAGGGGGAAGGGGAAGCTGTCGTCGTCCACCATCCGGTCGGCCACCCGCATCCGCTCCAGCCAGACCTCGCCCGTGGGGTACTCGCTCAGCAGATACAGCACCTCCTCGATCACCAGGATGGACAGCACCCGGGAGGCGCCTTGCAGCTCCCAGTAGCTCCAGCTGGCCTGCACCCGCTCGCCCCCGCTGCCGCTGTTGCGGAAAAAGAACTTGTGGGCGTAGATCCGTTTGCGATAGCCCGCCCTGCTGCTGATGGCGTACCAGGCGTTGCCCGTGTCGTTTACCGCCAGGCGGAACACGTCGCCCGGCACGTAGGCCCCGGTGGTCTCGGACAGGCTCTGGGCGTCGGCCACCAGGGCCGTGCCCGCCCCTCGGACGCTGAACTCCCTGAACTTGGACCACTGGCCGTTCCGCTGGCAGAACACGATCGCCCCAGCCACCTGGATGGGCCGCACGTTCGGGTCGATCTCGAACTGGGTGAGGACGGAAATCTGCGCGGTGCTGGGGGTCAGCGCCGAATCCAAGGCGCTGAAGCGGAACTGCAGCTGGTCGCTGAACAGGATCAGCTCGTCCTGGTAGGGCACCGCATACCGGAGCACAGACACCCGGTTGTTGCTGGCGGTAATGTCGATGGGGTCGCTGTCGAGGACGGCGATCGTGGTCTCGGGGAAGAACTCGAAGAAGTCCTGCGCCCGGCTCAGGATCACGTTCTCGTCCGCCAGCAGGCCCAGGCGGTTGCGGAACACGAACAGGTCATTGATCGGGAAGCCGATGAAGCTCGGGTCCGGGGCCGTGTCGTAGTCGCCGGCCGTCCGCCGCCCCCACGCCGGGAGCTCGTAGCCGCTCACCGTGGCCCCGTTGGCGGGCCCGAAGTAGAAGTCGCCGCTGGCCAACCGCACCAGCAGATGCGGCATCGTCGCCGGGTTGATCCGGTACTCCACGCCCGGCGCCACCACCTCTTGCCAGCTGCCCTCGCCGAAGGTGCCGGCGCCGTCGCGTACCACGAAGGCGACGTAGTAGCCGTCGTAGCGGTTGCCCGGGTCGCCCACCACCTCCACCTGATACCCGGCCGGCGCCACGGTCGGCAGGTTGGTGAAGCTCTGGACGCTGTTCGTGATGGCGGTGATGTCGGCGTTCGCCCTGGCATCGCTCGCCGCGATGGTGATAGGGGCCGCGCTGACGAAATGCAGCACCGACCCGGTGCGAGTGATGACCACCCCGGGCACGGCTGCCAGGGCCACCCGGATCTGCTCGGCGATGTCCGCGGTGCCGATCCGGTTCTCGACGCTGCCAATCACCGGGGCCACGGCGGTGGTGATGCTGGCGGTGGTGCCGTTCAGCGTCACCCGGTAGGTCTGCCCGTAGTTGGCGGCCCGCACCCACACCAAGGCCTCATGGGGGCTCGGCCTGGGGGTCTCCGGTGCCACCGCCGGGTCCATCGCGGTGGACACCAGCGTGTTGCTGATGAAGGTGAAGTCGGCGATGGTGGCCGCCCGCACTTGGGCCGTGGCGTTGGTGATGCCGGCCAGGTAGCCGTAGCCCCCGGGGGCCAGCACCGTGAGTTCGTCGCCGTCCAGGCCAAACACCTTCACCCCGGAGCTGCGGATCACCGCCAGATACCGCTCCGATTGGTCCCGTTGAATCGAATGGACGAAGGCATCACCGAAGGCGGTGGCACTCACCCTGGCCAGGGCCACCGTGCAGTCCCGCTTCCGCAGGCCTTCCCCCAGGCTGCTGACAGCGTTGATCTGCTCGTCCCCTTGGGTGGGGTCCCGCTGCGCGTCAGCCTGTTGGCTGATGCCCTGGGACAGGTTGGGGATCAGGTAGCTGTAGAGCTCAGCCACGGCGCAGCATCCCCCCGGCCCGGCGGTCGAGTAGGCCCAACGCAGGGGCGAAGGTGTCGAAGGGCCGCAGCTGGCCGCTGAGGATGTTGGCCTGGGTCTGGTCGCTCTCCACCCGCATCAGCTCGGCCCAGGCCCGCGCCTCCTGCTCGGCGGTGTACCGGCTGATCGAGTCGGAGGACAGGATCCGGTCGGAGAACACCCGGGCCGATCGGATGGTGGCCCAACGGTTGAACACCTCAGGGCACTCGTCCCAGCTCAACAGCAAGGTGACGTCCGCCTCCAGGTAGGCGATGTCGGGGATCTCGTAGGTCCGGTTCTGCTTGTCGTAGACCCGCAGGCCCCGCAGCTGGAAGCGGTGATCCCACTGGAACCGATCGGTGGTGAAGCTCACCACGTTGGACGGCACCACGATCTCGTCGGTGCTGTTGTCCCGGGTGAAGCGGTAGCCCTCCTCCCGGTTCCAGCTCCACCCCCGGGTCTGCCCTTCCTTGTGGAGCTCGAGGATGGTCCGCTCGGCCACGCCGGCCTCGGCGTTCTGCTCGTCCTCCAGGGTGGCGATCGGCGACTCGCCGATGTTCGCCAGCAGCACGTTCACCGCCTCCAGGAGGGTGGTGCGGCCCGGGGTCACACCCTGGTTGGCGATGCCCATTGAACGGCTGCGGTGGTGCAGGGCTCATGCTACCGGCGGCCATGAAAAAGCCCCACCTCACGGCGGGGCTGCTGAACTTCTCGATCTCCCGCCCCAGCTTAGGGGATGGAAATGGAAGTAGCGCACTCCGGGCGCAGGGACTTCATGCCGATGGCCATCTTCGCGGTCATCAGATGCGCCTGGTACATCTTGAAGAAGTCGCCATTGGGGGCGGTCATCTCCAGGGTGGGCCGCTTCAGGATCAACATGCCGGCGGCGTCCTTGTGCCAGATCAGCGCACGGCACTTGGTCAGGTTCTGGGCGTACTCCGCGTTTCGGTCGCCGGTCACGTTGACGTAGGCGGCTTGCGTGACGTGGTTGGACGCGAACACCGGGATCCCCTTGATCCGCAGGCGGGGGGAGCCGTCAGCGATCGAGCCGTTTTCACGGCCAGCGAAGTCGGCATTGATGGCGCGGGTGGACTCCAGCAGGAAGTCGTACTCGTCCGGGGGGACGGCACAGATCAGGTCGTCCGTGGGGACGTCCTTCTTCTGCATGGCGACCTTGGCGTTGCCGATCAGGCTGATCAGCTCGTCACCCTTGGCGGCCTTGGTGGCAGCCGCATAGCCGGCGCTGGTGGTCAGCGCGGTGCCGACCCGATCGGCGTTGATCGCCTTGGCCAGCTGCGGGGTGTTCCGCTGGGCGCAGGCAAAGATCACCCGGGCGGCCCGGGCGTCCATGTCGCGGGCCAGGGCCTCGCCGGCCTGGTGGGTGTAGTCCTGCCGCACCGAGTAGTACGACATGGCCTCGTCCAGGTCGTAGATCTTCTGGGGCGCCACAAGCAGCGCATCCAGGTTGATCTCCTCCTCGGCGTGATCCGACGGCACGTTCGTGTCCATCGCGGCGATGTTCACACCAGGGGTGTGATACGCGGCGACAGCCCGACCGGAGATCGGGAACTTGGCCGACCGGCCGCCGGTGATCACGCGGGTCTTGAGCTTGTCCTTGAAAACGCACTTCCGATCGAAGGCGGTGATCATCTCGGCGATGCCGAGCCGCAGGAACAGCGCGAGTTCATCGCCCGTCCCACGGTTTTGCCCCATACGGGCGAGGTTGATGGTGGTCACAGGACCAAAGGGTTCGGTGAGCGCCTGTCACCTCTCTGGGCCTGGCCGGGTTATCCCCCTCGGGGGGCCCTCCATCCTCTGCAGGGTTGCAGTGTCGTCTCGTACTGAGACCCTACATGAACACCTTGGATCTCGCCATCGCGGCGTTGATTTTTTTCCGGTAGGCAGGATCGACGTCGTAGAGGGTGTCGCCCCGCTCGTCGGTCTTGGCCATGGCGGCAACGGCCTCCTCCTCGTCCTCGAACACCAGCCCGCCATCGGCGGCCGACTCCCGGCCCCCGGCCAGCAGGTTGGGCTCCTTGGGGGTGGCGGCCTGGAAGCGGGCGTCGAATCCCTTCAGCAGCGCCAGGGCGGCGGTCTGGTTGCCGCTGTCCACCAGCGAGTTGAAGGCCTCGATCTCGGCGGCGTCCACGTTCGCCGTCACCCAGGCGTTCACCGCGGCGACCCGCTCGGTGCCGCCGGCGGCTGCCACCAGTTGGGCCTTGGCCGCATCGTTCAGGGGCTGGCCCGCCGGGGCGGTGGAAGCCGGGCGGAAGCTGTTGATGTAGCCCTCCACCACCGACTGGGGAAACCCGGTGGCCTCCACCAGCTTCCCGATCGTGGCGGCATCCACCTCGGCGCCGGCCTGCACCTGGGCGGCGATCTGGTAGGGGTTCACCTCGGCCTTCTCGAAGGCGTCGGTCAGCGCCTCCCCGTAGTCGGCCACCGACTTGTCGCGGGTGAACTCGGGGATCTCGGGGGCGGCCGGGGGCTGGCCCTGCTGCTTGGCCCGGTACTCGTTCTCCTGCTGCACCAGGCGGTAGACCTCGGCGGCACTCTTGCCCCGGTATTTCTCGGGGAGACCGTCATCCTCAACCTGTAAGGGATCCTTACCAGTTGCCTCGGCCTCCTGCTGCTGCAGGAACTGGCCCAGGGGGCTGCTGTCGTCGGTGCCGGTGTCGCCGTCCTGGTCGGCCAGGAACTCCTCGAGGAGCTGCTCCTGGCCGGGGGCGACCATGCCCTTCAGCTCGGCGGGGATCTGGGTGGGGGTGGTGGTCATCAGATTGCGTTCTCGTTGAGCTTGTGGTCGCCGCACCAGTCGTTGACGAACACCACCGGGTAGCCGGTGATGGTCGGGGCGTGGCGGCGGCAGCGGCCGATCAAGGTCCGCAGGGCGGGCTCGCTCTGCTCCTTTGGAACGAACCACATGCAGGTCTTGCAGCGCATCCCTTCAGAACGGTGCGCCCAAGGGTCGGGCTGGGAGTTGCCTGGAGTGCAGAGAGGGGTCGGGTTCATTGCCGTGGTGGTTGCTCGGGAATGGGTTGGCCGTCATCCGGCGGGCCGGCGGCCACCTCCTGCATGGCCTGGGCGGCCTGCGCCTGCTTCGCCGGGTCAGCGGCGGGGGAGCTCATCGCTGCCTGCGCCATGGCCATCTGCTGCTGCTGCTGCTGCGCCGCCTCGATCTCCTTCGCCACCTCCTCCTCGGTCTTGATCGCGTCCAGGTTCGGCAGGTTGCTGGCGGTGGCGATCTGCGTCACCAGCCGCGGCACCTTCAGGAACTGCGGCACCGCCTCGGGGCCCAGCAGCTGGGTCAGCATCGCCACAAATTGGCTGATCCGCTCCAGGTCGTTGCCACGGCCCACGGCCGCCAGGCCCACCGACACCACGGGCTTCACCAGCTTCTTGTCCAGCTGCGGCAGATCGCCCTCGCGGATTCGCAGGGCCAGCATCCGCTTCACGTAGGGGTGCTGGAACTCCACCGTGAGGATGGAGTAGAGGGAACCCAGGGCGTTCTCCAGCTGCAGCGCCTGCAGCCGCACCTCCTGGGCCGTGGTCCGCTCGCTGTCGCGGAAGTTCTGCAGCAGCATCGCCTGGGACAGGCGGGTGCTGATCCGCTGCTCGGCCTCGGCCGCCACCCTCAGGTCGGCCGCCTTGTTGGCCTGGATGGGGAACACGTCATCCGGCATTGCCGAGATGGCCGAACCGTTGGCCGCATCGGTGAACTGCTTCGGCGTCACCTGGCTGTTCGGCTTCACCCCGTAGATGCACCGGGCGGCGATCAGGGCCCCCTCGGCGATCGCCTGGTTCAGGGCGTCGCCGGTGTGCAGATCGGCCATGCAGACCGCCTCCACGAACCCGGGCGAGTAGTCCTGGCTGTCCAGGTGGTACATCCGCAGGGGGATCCAGGGGGACTCATCCAGCGGTGCGTGGCCGTCCTTGTCCGGGATTCGCTGGCCGTGCAGCTCCTGGTGCCAGCTGACCTTCCCCTCGGCGTAGTCCCACTCGATCAGGGTGTAGACCTTCACCAGCTTCCCGTGGCCGCCCAGGCCCAAGCTCTTGTCGCTCTCGGCTTCCTCGCCCACCCGCTTTTCGTGGATCTCCTTGGCCTCCTTGCTGAGGCTCTTGACCGTCAGCTGCTCGCAGATCACTGACAGCGACGGGCGCCCGCTGGGCTCCCGCTTCAGCACGTACCGGCCCAGCCCGTACATCCGCAGGCCCTCGGTCGGCCGGTAGGCCAGCACGTTGCCGATCACCAGCAGCTGCAGCAGGCCCTCATGCAGCACCGGCCGGTCGTTGCTGGTGGCGATGGTCGCCAGCAGGGCCCGCTCGAGCACGTTCAGCGCCTTGTCGAACGCGGCCTTGTCCTTGGCCACCTGCTCCTTGTCCTCGATGCCGGCCGTCACCTTGGCCATCTCCACCTCATCGATGGTGAGGCGGAAGAACGGTTCGGTCGGGGGGAGCAGGGCCATCAGCAGCCGGCTGGCCAGGTTGCTGATACCCGCCTGGCCCACCCCGTTCCAGGGCAGCTCCAGGTCGGGGCTGTCGTTGGGCAGGGGATCCTCCCGGGGGGCCAGGTAGGGGATGGTCAGCGCGGCGGCCTGCTTCCCCCGGCTGATCCAGTAGGAGCGGTCGCTGGTCAGGTCGTTGTAGAGGGCTTCAGCGGTCAACTCACACCCCCAGGTTCAGGCCCGCGCCGGCCGTGGTCTCGGTGGCCCCGGGCATCACTCGCAGGCTGGAGGCCCTGCGCCGCTTGGGTGCCGCGGTGCCGGTGGTCAAGGCGTTGGCGGGGGCTTCGGCGGTGGTGCTCACCTCCGTGGCGTAGGTGCCCTGCTGGACCTTCGCCGCCTCGGCGGCCGCAGCGGATCGCTCGGCGGCGAGCTCCTGCTGGCGCTGGACGGTGGTGGCGGCAACCTGCTGGCGCTGGGCCTCTAGCTGGGCGGCGAGCTGCGTCTGCTGCTGCCGGCTCTGCTCGGTGAACGCGGCGAGCTGCTGCTGCTGCTGCGCCATCTGGAAGATGTTGAACATGGTCTGCTCCTGAGTGGGAGCTTGGGGGCGAGATCCGCACATGGCTAGGTGATGTTGAGGCCGACACCGACGCCGGAGGTTCTGGGGCGGGTGGACTCGATCCGCAGGGCCTTCTTGCCCTGGGCGCGAACCTGGCCGGCCCGGTCCTCGCCCACCTTCGGGGCTTCGGCGGGCTTCTCGGGTACAGGGGTGCCGATCAGGGCGGCCAGCCGGGCGGCGTTGGCGCTCGTCTCGTTGGCCCGCTGCTGCTTGACCAGCTTCAGCTCCTCGAGGGTCTGGCTCTGGGTGGCCAGCTCAGCGTTTAGCTGGTTCTGGGCCAGCCCCAGTACCCCCTCGCGCTGGGAGCGCATGGCCTCCATCTGCATCTGGGCCATCATCGTGTGCTGCATGTAGTTGGGGGACGTGATCGTGGCGCCCCCGCCGCCCCCGCCGCCGCACATCACTCCACCCCCTTGTTCAGCTTGATCTCGGCCTCGACCAGGCGGACCACCTCCACGTTTCCGGTGAGGCGGTCCATCACCCTGGGGTCGGTGCCCGGGTCAGGGCACCGATCGGGGAAGCGGGCCTGCAGCCAGCGCAGGTGGTCGTCGGTCCAGAGCGGGAGCACTGCAGTCATGCAGACCACCGCAGTCTACGGGCGGTGGTCAATCGGCCGGCCCCAGCCTGTGGATGAGGTAACCCGGCTCTGCCCTGTCGCCCGATGAATAGGAGATCAGGCGATACCGATGCAGCAGCCGCATCCGAAGGGACAGGAAGGTGGGGTCGATCATCGTGGCGGTTTCACGATGGGGCTGTGCATCTTCACCTCCAACAGGCTGGGATCGTCCGTGAAGATCAGCTGAACTCCATAGAAGGTGTTGGGCTTTTTGTCGTTGGCCGCGTACATCTGGGCCGCGTACATCTGGGCCTCGACCATTAGGGAGTCGTGCCGCAGGGTCCAGTATTCCTGCTCCCCCAGCAGGACCACTGCCGGGGTCTTGCCTTCCAACCGGCCCCGCTCGATCAGCTCCAGGACAGTTCGGCAGAGAACGTCGTAACGGCTCATTGCGGTGGCATCCACAGGATCGGCGCCTTGGCGTCGTGGTCGTACTCCCCCGGCCGGAGGATGCGGGCACACCTCGCCATCTGCAGGGCGAAGTGGTCGGACTTGCCCGCCTTCCGGTAGGCCCCCAGCACCGCCGCCCACATCTCTGCAGGGGTGGTGCACAGGTCCAGCAGCCGCTCGGCTTTCACCGGGCCGATGCCGGGGCAGCCGGGGTAGCCGTCCGTGGCGTCACCCGTCAGGGCCTGCTGGAAGAAAATGCGATCGGCCTGGGCGTCGCTGATCTCCAGCACCTCCCCATTCCTGAGGAGGATCCCGGGCAGGGTCAGCATGTCCTTGTCGTCGCTGGCCACGATGTCGCCCGGGCCGGCGGCCAGGCCCAGCACGTCGTCCCCCTCCACCTCCGGCAGAACGTGGGTCTCCCACCCCCGGCCGGCGGCGGCGGTCAGCACCCAGTCGGCCAGGGCCCGGAACCCGGCGGGCTTCTTGTGCTTCTTCCGGTTGCTCTTGTAGCCGGGGAAGATCCCGTAGCGGAAGTTGGTGGGGCCGCCGAACACCATCACGGGCTGGTGGTCGGGGGCCATCTCCATCAGCTCGCCGACGATCTCCTGGAACGCCGCCTTGGCGTCACCGTGGCGGCAGAGGTAGGTCCATTCATCCGGTGCCCATTCCACCTCCACCTCGCAGGCGGCGGCGGCACGGAACAGGAACAGCTCGGTGTCGATGAGGAGCTTCACTGCACCTTCCCCCAGTTGATGGTGATGGCGGGGTGGAGGGTGCCGTCGAGGATGGCATTCACCACCTGGATGCGGGTTTTGCCGGCCAGAGCGGCGCTGAGCTGCAGGCCGAACTCGTCACGCATCCGCACCTCGGCATTGCGGACGGCCTCCTCGGCCTCGCGCTGGAGCTGGGCGCGGCGCTTCTGCTCCTTCTCGGCAGCCTCCCGCTCCCGCTGGCGAGCGGCCTCCTCCTCCTTGCGGCGCTGCTCAGCCGCCGCCGCCCGGGCCTCCGACTCCTTGGCCCGCTGCTCAGCCTCGGCCACCTGGCGGGCAGCTTCGGCGGCGGCCTCCTCCCGGGCCCGCGCCACCGCCTCGGCCTGTCGGGCTTCGGCCTCAGCCTTCAGTCGGGCCTGCTCCTCCTCGGCCAGTCGCTTGGCCTCGGCGGCCTCCAGGGCCTCGCGCTTCTCGCGCTCGGCGGCGGCGCTGCAGAGAGCCGTGAGGAGCCGGACGCCGTTGCTGATCTCGGCGTCGGCCGCCTCCTTGAACTCCTCCATGTCATCGGTGGCGATGCCATGCAGCCAGGCGATCATCACCGCGATGTCCTCGCTGCTGGCCCCCTCCTCCGATCCCTTCTGGACCGTGCTGGTGATCATCTGCAGCGTGGCCTCATGCGCCGCCACCCGGTCCTTCTCCCGCTGGGCGATCTCGTCCAGGGCCAGCTGGTGCGGCTCGATCAGGTCCAGGATCTGCTTCTCCAGCGCCTTGGCCTGGGCGTCCACGGCCCGCCCGTATTCCAGGGCGTAGGACTTCGCCTCCTTGCGGGCGGTCTCGATGCGGCTGCGGATCTTCCGCAGGCCGGCGATGTAGCTGCGGGCGGCCTTGTCGCCCTTGGGATCCTCGTAGTCGAAGCTCTCGACGGCGCCCTGCTTGGCGATCTCGATGTCGCTGGTCAGGGCCTCGTACTGGCTGATGCTGATGGCCTTCGGTTCGACGGCCAGGGGGTGGGTGGTTGTCATGGGGTGGTGGTGGGTTGGCCGCGGCGCCGGAAGGCTTCCAGGTCACGGAAGTGGCGGTCGCGGAATTGCGGGTTGGCCTCGAGGAACTCGAGACTGGGGAGGACAGGGTTCAGCTGGTGCTTCGCCACGTCGTTGACGGACCACAGGCCTGTCAGTAGGCCGTGCTCGATGATTCGCCGGATCTCGTCGCGGTTGTAGAGGCAGGGGAATCCGCTGGCTGGGTTGTCCAGGAACTCCATGCCGTCAGCCATCGGGCCCGCCTCCCTCGAGGTAAGCCGCCCACTGCTCGTCCGTCAGGCCGGCGGCGGGGACGTGCTTCGGCAGCAGCAGGGGGCCGGCGGCCGGGAGCAGGCGGTAGGCCTCGCCCTGGTGCGGCCGGAGCGTCATCCGCTCCTTCGGCAGCTTCGCAAGCTGCTGGAGGGTGGGCTGCAGGAAGGCGGGGAGCTCGACCTTGAACCCATAGGAGCGGTTCGCCAGCCCGCCCTCGGTGCCGTAGAGGGACGCCATCAGCTCAGCCCAGGTGGGGAACTTCAGGAACTCCTTCCCGGCGCTGTCCTGGATCCACTGCTCACAGGCCCAGAGGAACTGCTCGCGGTCGATCTCAGGGAACGACACCTTGAAGCTGGCGAACTTGAGCTTGCAGACCGATGTGGACCAGCGGTCTACTTCCTTCGCCCGAATGTGGCCGAAGATCATTTCGGCGCCGGCGAGGAACTCGTCGATGCCTAGGGGTTGTCGTGCCATGACTCCGCTGCGGCTTGGAAGGTCGGGCTGAGTGGGCCCAGTGGGGTGGCCTGCGCCATGGCGGGCCGAGGGAAGGACCCAGGCGGGCCATCAGGCAGGAGGTACTTGGCGTCGAGGGCCTGCCAGCCTTTCTCCACCCCCTGCTGCACCAGCTCCCGCGCCTTCTCAGGCATGACGGAGTGGAGCTTCTGCACCCGGGCGAGGCTGGCGGCGAACGCCCGCTCGGTCCACACGGCTTTGTTGCCGTGCTTGGCCCAGCGCGACACCTGCCACCAGTGGGTGATGTCGAGGGCCAGCTGGTAGGGCAGGCCCCAGGAATCGGGTGGCACCACGGGGGCGCGGAAGCTGGTGCTCACCCGTGGCCGGCTGGGCTCCTGCTGGAGGGGCACCCAGTCGTCGCCGGTGTGTACCACCACCACCTCGATGGTGGTGAAGCTCTTGCCGCATCCCAGGCAGACCCGGTAGCGGCGGGCGTCGGGATCCTTCCTGTCGTTTCCGTTGATGGCGGTCTTGGTGTGACCGCAGAAGGGGCAGACCTTCATGCCACCTCCCTGCTCTTGTCGTAGAGGAGGAGCGCGATCGCGTCCGCCTCGTTGTCATCGAAGGGGCAGTAGCCCAGGGCGCGGACGGCCTGGATCATCTGCGCCTTGTTGGCGTTGCCCTTGCCGGTGACGTGCTTCTTGATCGTGCCCACGGGCACCCCCTCGCAGGGGATTTCCCGCTGTTCGCAGAAGCTCTGCAGGTGGGACAGGAAGCCGCCATAGGCATGGGCGGCATCGACACCGATGTGGCGCCGCACCTCCTCGAACACCACCCGCTTGGGGATGGGCTTGCCCACGTCGCACAGCTCAGCCAGCCAGCGGCTGAACCGCAGGTAGCGCATCCCGCCGCCGTCGAATCGCTGGGGCTTGAAGCTCTGCGACCCGCTCACCACCTTGCCGTTGCAGAGCATGGCCCAGCCGGTGGTGGTGCCCAGGTCCAGGGCCAGGACTTCGGAGTGCATCA